ACTTGATCAGAAGTCATAGGCATTTCAGCTCCTACCATTCTCAAGAAACCACCTAAAGTTCGGTTTCCGTATCTTTCTACTTCAGCTTCGTAAAGCTCAGGTAGATATTGTTGTGCGAAGGTTCCTCCACCTGCTGCAGAATCAAAATTTAAATAATTTGACTGCAAAGCCATCCTGTTTTGAGCAGGGACTATTGATGCGGGAAAACTCCCGCCTGTTGTAAAACTCATATTTTTTAGTTTTTAGTTTTTATTTTTTTTTATTTTTAGTTTAGAACTATCAACTCCAGAAATAGCTTTTACTTTAAACCCGTTTATAAAAATATCTTCATTGTTTTTTGGACGTGAAGCTGTTTCTATGTTTTTAGACTTATTAACTATATTTTTAATTCCATCGGATTTCCCTTGTTCATAAAAATGCTTAGCTATTGTATCGGCATTTCTTGCAGCATATATAGCTTTGTGATAACCTTCGTGATCATCTATTCTACCTTTTTCGTCTAGGAACTTCCCTACAAATTTAGATAGATCAGACTGTTGATCAATTACCTCTTCAGTGTTGTTGATATTATATTTAAATTTACTATCACCTAAGTTAAACTCAAAACCTTTGAAATCCTTAGTGAAATAGTCTTTAGTTTTATCAACAAACTGCTTATGCTTGTCTGCTTTGAGTATTTCGTTCTCGTTGTATCTATTGAAAAAGTCAGTAGCTTTTTGTTGGTCTTGAGTTACGCCCGGTCTCAACTTGATCTCGTCGTAATATTTACTCTTTGTTTCCTCTAAAAAGCCTTTGGCTTTAGCAATTTCTTCTTTGAAGGCAAGTTTCTTTTTCTTTACATCTCGCTCTTCATCCAAATCTTCGTCATAAGTAAAATTATCTTCCATTATGAAAGATATTTCCTCTTGATTAAGATGAGGTTTAGTATTTTTATAATATTCTCTTAATAAAGAATTGTCATCAACTTTAGAATAATCAATGTTTAATCTAACGTAGTCATCTATATTACCACCTGTTTCTTCCATAAAAGAAACTAGCTTTTCTATATTCTCAGGTAATGGCTTACCTACTACTTGCTCGTCTCTTACTGATTCTTTTAGTTCTTTAGTTATTTCTTTAACTTCTTCTTTTATTTCTTCTTCTTTAATCTCTTGTATTACTACAATCTCTTCTTCTTTTTCTACTAGCTCTTCTTTTTTATCTTCAGATAAATCAACTTTTATAGTTTGTTTATCAACTAAATCTTCTTTTGGTGTTTTAAAGTCTAATTTAGTATCAACTTCTTTTTTTATTAGTTTTATTGGTTTTTTCTTAATTTTAAACTCACCTTGTTTTAGTTCACCCGTAGGTGTTTCTTTTATTTCTTCTGACATAATATAATATAATAATTAGTAATAATTACTCCATGATGCTTTCCGGCATGGAGTCGGCCGATTGTTCACCTGTAGAAAAATCTATAGGCGGTAAATTTAAACTTCTTTGATTTATCATTTCACTTTGTTGAGTTCCCTCAATTTTAGTTCTTTTATCTTTTCTATCTTCTATTGACTTTTCTCTTGTAGTCAATTTTTCAATTTCCATTTGTTTAAGCTGTTTATCAAATTCAAATTGAGCTTGCATTAATTCTCTTTTTATTTGACCTTCTTGTCTAGCTTTATTTATATCAAAATTAGACTTACCTTGCTCTATCTGCAAAGTTGTTTCAGCTAAAGCTTGTTGTTTTTGCATTTCAGCTAAAGCAGATCTTTCAGAAGCTTCTGCATTAGCATTTGCTTGAGCTTGAATATTAGCTTGAGAAGCTGCTTGGTCTTGCTCAGCTTTTTTACGTCTTTTTATTTTCAACACTTGATTAGCTAGTTTTAAATTCCTAACTTCTCTTATTTCTATAGCGTCTTCTAAGTTTATAGACTGAGTTTTTAAAGCTACTTGTATGTTTTGTTCTAAAACTTGTTTTTGCTCTTCATCTGGAACCATTTCTAAATATATACCAAATTCGAATAAATTAAGCTTATACATGTCTTCTAAAGTTCCTACATTGTAAGAGCTTATGCTTGATCTAAGAGCTTCCTTAGTTAACGGATACTCTAACGAGTCAGATATTCTTAAAGATATATTTTCACAAGTTCTAGCAGATAAATACAAAGAAGCTTGAACTATATGTTTAGTTGCTGTGTTTGATGCTGCTGCTGCTAGTTTTTGTAATCCAACTAATGAATCAGAGTTAGGAACACTACCATCTCTAGCTTCGTTAAGCCCGGTAACATCTCTAATCATTTGCAAATAATATTGATAAGTCTGTATAAGAGACTGCATTTTAGCGCCTCCAGATCCAGTTTGTAATTCTTGTATTGGTATTTTACCAGGATTCATTCCACCATCCTGTGTCATTGATCTACCTATTATACTACCAGTTTGAAAATACATATTTAATGCTTCGGCTGGATTGTAATTAGTTCCATTACCAAGATCAACCTCTGCTAGACCATCTACATCTAAGTAAACTCCATCAGGAACTGTTCTAGCTAAAACTTGTTGTAACTTTAAATGTGTTAATTGTATCATGTCAGCAAAACCTGTCATTCTACTAACTAAAGACTCTATACGTCCTTTGTACATTTTAGGAGCGCATATATTGTAGTTCATGTTAACTTTAACTAAGTTAGAATCAGGTCTTGTCATGTTTCTAGACAATTCCCATTTTAACATCATTTCATGACCTAGTATTTTAGCTCCTGAGTATAGTACTTCTATAGATCTAGAAACAACATCAAAGTTTTCGTTTTTAGGTGGTTTAAAAGTATCAGGTTTTTGTAAAGCTTTTTCTAGTCCAGTAGCCGTTTCTTTTATTTTAAATACTTGATCTTGATATGTTTTGTATTCAAAATATAATACAGCTATACTGTTACCATCGTTTCTACCATTAAATTGATAGTTATAACTCTTACTACCAGGGTATTGTTGTATTGTTTCTAAATCTTCTTTAGTTAGATGTGGAAATTCTTTTTTAATTTCATTTAAACTAATATATTTAACTTCTCCAACATACCATATATCTTGAAAATTAGGATCTTCAGTATATGAATAAACTAAATCTCCAGGATCAACATAACTCACTGTCACACCTTCTGATAAATTAAAATCTGTTTTTACAGCTCCTATACCTATAGTAACTAAATCTTCTGCTATTCTTCTTTTTGTTAAATCATATTTATTAAAAGAAAGTGTATTGTTTATAGCTTCTTCCTCTGCTATTTCAATAGATTGCTTATAAGACAACTGCATATGAACATCAAGTTCTTCTTTGTTTTGTGGTAAATCTTCAGGATTTGCAGTAGAATACATATCCATGCCTGTAACATCTTTTATTTGATTTATTAATGACTTAGCCTGCATGTCTCTCATTATGGTTTCAGCATAATTAGTTCTCTGCTTTAATGAAGAAGGATCTTGAGCAAAAGCTTTTACATCATAGAGCTTACTATCCATACCATTAACTACTATATCTACAAACTTAGGTATAATAGGCACTGGTTTCCAATCAAGATTCAAATAAGATAAGTCACCGTTAATAGCTAATTCATCTTTGTATTTTTGTACAGACTGCTCGCCTCTAGCATAAAGTCTTAAGTTTCTAAAATTGTTATAATTAGTATTATATCTACCTTGCACACCAGTTCTAGTGCCACTAAACCAATCTCCTTCGATTGCTCTACCAACTTGCCTACCGTATTCAATAGAAGCTTTCTCCTCTTCAGGTACAACCTGATCAGGAAAAGAACTGCCGTTATAAGTATTTATTTGCATTTATTTATTAATTTTAGAGATAATATCTTTATTGTTATATTTTTTTATACCTAGATCAATTTTGCTTTTAGCAATAGTAGGATTTGGTCTATACTTGTTTTTATTGCAAGCCATAATAGCTAATCCAGAGCTTATAGAAGCATCGTGCTTAGTCCTATTGTTTATATCAAACCTAGCCCAGTCTTCTAATGTTTTTTGAAAATACATATCACCGGTTTTCTCCTGTAAATAACCAACGTTTTCTTCTATGTAGCTTTCTATAGCGGCGGCGTGTGCTTGCTTAATGTCTTCGCTTGAGTTAGGTATTCCACCTATTTCTTTTTCAGTAGTAGAAAGTTTGTTCCATATTTTGTCAGGTCGGTTCATTGAAAAACCTCTATAACCTCTACGTTTAAAATAATACAATAATCTTGGTTTATTATTTTCACATAATATAGGCATACCATAAAATATACAAGCCATTAATACATCTTCAAAAAATATCTCAGCAGTTTGTGGTCTTGATATATATTCTAAAAAGAAATGATTAGGTGGTGCATCTTCCATAGAGAACTTAGTTAACCCATGTAGTGATCCATTTGATCCTTTACCGTCTACAGTTCCTGATATGTCATAACTATCACAACCAAAAGCACCTATATGCTCGTTAGCAGGCCACTTGTAATTGTTTTTTAAAATAATTCTATTTTGTAATTCTAGTGGTGGAACCCAAGTTATTAAAAATCTACCATCTTTATTAGGCATAAAAGAAACTCTAGTATCTTTAATACCATTATCCCACATGAAGCTACCTTTAGTTGTAACTTTATTATTTAGCATTTCTTCGTTGTAATCTACTTGCTGGTATATTTTAGTTAGATTAAATAAACTATTTTTAGCTTCATCTCTGAAAGCATGCTGTTCAGTTCTTGGAAATTGTCTATAGTATTCATTTAAACTATCAGAGTCATCTTTTAATCCATCAACTTCGTTTTGCCAATGTTCTATAACTCCTGTTGTAATTTCAATACCGTCGACTCCTTTGATAATATTTTTTTCTCTAATGAAAACAGGTAATCCGTAAGAATCCATGAATCCTTCGTAGTTCCACTCCATAGGGATGAACAAACTATAGAGCCCAGAAGATGTTTGTCCGTTTCTATTTCTTTTTGTAACTTCTGAATTGTAGTATAATTTTTTAAAATTATTTCCACCTTTATCTAATGCGTTTGAAGTTGAGCCCATCATACACTTGCCTACGATTCTTGATCCTAGCCTTAATGTTGTTTTTGTAACTCGCCAATTGTTTAGTATGTTGTCCGGTCTTTCCCATTTTCCGCTTTCGTCGTGTGCTAATAATTTTAATTTCTCACCATCGTAAGAGTTGTCACCGGTGTTTTTCCAGTCAATAGTTGTGTCGAGA